TGACCGGTTGTTACCATTTCAGCTTTACTAATATCGCCTGTACGCACAGGATTCATAAACTTATCTTTATGTGGCTTTTGCGACATCGCCTCAAGAAAAGCGTGCGGATCATTTATATCAGTATCACGTAGGTAATTATTAACAATTTCCCAGCGTGTCTCTGAACTCTCGCGCGCAGCTTGTAAATGTGGATCGGTTGCATTTGCGCTATATCCTAAAGCTTTCATGTCAATGCCATGATTGGTACGTACACAATAGTTATCTTCTTTAGTAATTTCCTTTAAGCTGTAAATATACTTGCGGGGATTGTCTTCTGTGGCGTCATCTTTCTTTACTGTAAATCCGCCTTCAAGCAGATAGCAACTCTCAGGATTAAAGATAAATGATGCACCAGCCAATTCCATTTCAATAAGGTATTGTGCTGCCTCCTTTGGAGTTTTTACACGAAGAGCATTGCGTATTGCAAGGCCATCAGGAGAAACAATAGCTTTCTTCTTTTTATTTTTAGACAACATCTTTTCACCTTCTTTTTCATCGCTCTTAACGCTAAAAGATGCTGAGATAATAGATAAACCATATTCGTTTACACCTTCGGTCCAACGAGTAGTTTGATCATCAATAAAGAGGCGTTGAATGCCATCACGGTTTGAGTTAACAATTTTAATTGCTGTTGGGTAGTTGCGGTCACGATTTTTCGCACCAACCCAACCATACTTATTAATGTATTTTACTGCTACTACGCACATAAGCTTGTATCTAATATCTATTTATACAAAATAGGATTTACTTTATTAATTTTCGTAGCCCATTTACTAGCGCTACAATTAATTTTACATGTGTTGGTCCAGGCCATGGGAAGGTTAAACCAATCATACCAGTTGCGAAGAGTAACAGCATGCGTGTGCCATCAGTTCCGCCAAATAATGAGCCAAGAGAATATGTTCCGCCAACTGCGCGTAATATGTCAGAAAAGTCAAAATCAAAATTAGCGTCTCCAGTAAATGACATGTTTAACCAAATATATATCAGCATTCCCGCAACAGCAAATCCGCCAATGCGTTTTACCTTTGGGTGATTTTGTAAGAAATCATCAAGGCCGTGTAATGCTGCTGTGGTCCATTTTACGATCTTTGTTTGTGCAACATACTCAGCAATCGCTTTTTGTATGTCTGCATATGCATTAAATCCTGCCTTAATATATGACCATAACTTATTAAGGTTAAACCGTATTGCATTAAAAAATTTAAATACTCTGCTGTCTTTAAATAGTGAAACGACATCTTCAAGTTTCATTGCACCATATTGTGCAACCGATTTAATAAAGTCAAGCTTGCTCTTTATACCAGCAGTAAGTGTATCTAATATTCCTTCATTTAGAGCATGCCCTGATTCAATCACTGAAAGAGCGGCATAATAATCGCTCTCGGATTGAATAGATTCTGCTGTAAATTCTGAATATTTCTTCATGCTTTTTTCTTTACGTTGCCAATACTGTATTTTGAGCGCAATTCCCACTCTGACTTTTCGCGATGCGATATGATCTTTATTTGCTTTAGCGATGTGGTATCCTTTATGCTTTCTTTATGCGCGATTGAAAGCAAGTTCCAATCTGAAAGTAGCAGTGTAATTGTATTGCGACGCGCACAATCTTCACGAGTAAAAGTAGATGGTTTTCCATCCAACATAAAGAGTTCCTTAAAGTGTACAATAAAGTAACGACCTTGTTTATGCAAGATGTGACAACTCTGAAATAATACATTTTCTTCACGCTTACTAGAGATACCAATACGTGATAGTGTTTCTTTAATCTTTAAAAAGTCATCTGGGTCATGTAATACTACCTCCAACATATCAGTTGGAGTCCATTCAATCACCTCTGAGGGTTCATAATTTGTGTTCATAATGTTCTACTATGTATTTATAATAAAACATTTTTTACAAATTATCGTCCGCCATGATCATGGCGCTTCTTTAATTGCGCCAATGCAGATTCACTAAAGAGTGGAGCTACAGCTCTCGCCTTCTCTGCGCTGTAATCATATTCTTTCATAATGAGAGCTATACTTTCGCCATCATCAGCGCTCTTCGCCCACTTGCTAAAACGCTTACGCGGACGTATTGCATTTTTAAGAAAGTCATATTGCATCTTATGAGGTAAGCTGCTGTAACGATTCATTTCATTTGCAAATAGAACGCTATCATTAAAGTATGATAACCCTCGATTAATTATGAAAGGAACATACTGCCGATCCGCGCGTGACGGATCTGGCAGTGATTCACTAGTATCAGCGCTGCAGTCAACCATTAAGTCCGCTGCAGCCTGTCCACCGTTGATTGAATTAATAAAATCAAACGGTGTTAATTTTTTTATTTCTTTGTCCATTCAACATTTCCCATTAGTTCTGTCATGCAGGCAACCATGTTAAGTTCTTTATCACTAACAAAAGCTGCCTTGTAACTATAGTCAGCAAGAATAAGTACTGCTGACGGTATTGTAGATGGTGTTGCAAAATCATATAGGTTGTCATAAATTTTTCGGAATACTACGGTGCTGTCCAAGCTGCTATTATTTACCACCCAACTGCGCATGCTCTTAAAGTCTTTAGCTCTCAAATAGTTTGCAAGTTCGGCAATGCTTTCATCGCTCATGCCAACGAGAATTGCTGCGGGGATTTCTCCACTACTGCTATAACGCTGACATTCATTAATCACACGGCGCCAATCTGGCGCATAACGTATAATCAATTCCGCGAGTGTTTGTTCATGATATTTAATTCCTTCAGCTTGAAGAATAGTCATCATGCGCTTCATGAAGTCTTTAGCTAGAGGAGCTAGCGACTTTTTGTTTGTATTAAATTCAATTACACTGCATCGGCTGTGTAATGGTTCAATAATACGATTCTTAAAGTTGCATGTTAGAATGAAACGACAATTATTGCTAAACTCTTCAATAAAGCCACGCAGCGCTGGCATTGTTGATTGCGGATTTAAGTAATCTGCCTCATCAAGAATGACAACTTTATAGCCGCCAGTTAGCGATACAGTACTTGCAAATTGTTTAATCTTGTTGCGCAATACATCAATACCACTTTCTTCACTGCCGTTGATAAGGATAAAATCCAATCCCAACATATTGCATAGTGCTTTAGCGACAGTTGTTTTACCCAAGCCAGCAGTGCCAGCAAGTAATAGGTTAGGCAGCTGTCCTCCGCGCACAAGTTCATTGAATGTATTCTTTAGCTCTTTTGGCAAGATGCATTCATCAATTGTGCGCGGGCGATATTTTTCGACCCATAAGTATTCATCTGACTTCATGTTATTATATTATACCAAAGTGATGTGCTTGTAAACGTTTTTAATGTCTGCAGTCTCATTTTCAAATTGTGCAGCATTCTTTTTGTAATACAAACGGGATACTTTGCGTATAAGTGGTTTTGGCAACTCGAATGTTTCTGAGGCAGCGACAATGATCTCTTTAATTTGTTCGCGGCATTCGTCCATAGCTTCAAGTTGAATGCTAATTTCTTTTACTACATCAAGTAGTTCTTTCTTTGTTTTTTCGTCGGTCAAGTCAATCATAATATGTAATGTTTATAGGCGAGTGCTGGCTATAGAATATCATACTCTATAGCCAGCTGGTTTTTTATTGCGCAGCAGTATCTTCAGTTTCAGACGCAAACTTAAATTCAGTTTGGCCAGCATCAACAGTTGTTGATGTATTGGTTGTCTCAGCTGGGTTGTTTTCAGTTGCTTCATCTGCTGTTGGCATTATAGCTTTCAGCTTTTCAAACAGCCCTCCGACTACTTGAAATTCAGATGCTTCAAATGCTCCACGTCGTGAAGCGGTTGCAATGATGTTATGCATTAGGATAACATCATTCATTGTCAATGGTTGCGGTTCGTCTTGGTTCATAAGTTATGCTTTGTGGGAGGAAGATTTTTCGAGAGCAATGTAATATTGCACAGGTTGAGTTTCATTTTTCCAATGACTAATAAGTTTGCTTACATATGCAATGCTTACTGTATAATCACCTGGGATTACTTTAAGATTGGCAATCATGAATTGCAAATCAAATGTTTGCTTTTGCACGTTATCTTCATCAATGATTAATGAGAATGTATTTGACGCGCTATTTTTTGGATCAACAATGTTGAGTGTGATAACTCCATCCTCGCCGCAAATCGAGAGAACGCTATGACCTAATACGCCAGCTGCTTTACGAATTTGAGTGATTGTTTCAGCTGATAGACGCACGGTCAAGTCAGTTTGCGGCATATTAATTTTACTCTTTGGAGTTGTAAGAATGCTCTCATCAGCAAACCGATATGACGCACGGCTCTTACCAGATTTAAAGATTACGCTGCTATCGGTGACTGATAGTTCAGGTTCATTCATCAATGAAAACATGCTAATGAATTCATTAAGATCATAAATACCAAAGTTGGATGGAAAGCTTTCGCTAATCGTAGCTTCAGCCATAATGTTTTTTGCTTCGGAGATTGTCGCTAGAGGTTCACCTGCTTTAATAACCAGATTGGAATTAATGCTTGCAAAATTCTTTAGAATATCAAGTGTTGCTTGTGTTAGTTTAATCATATTGTGTAAAGTTATTATATATTGAAAAGTGTATAATGTAAATAGTTTTTATTGTTTTAACTCATAAAGAAACATCATGCTTACAATCGCGTGTGCCGTATGATGCAATCCAGATTCAGGGTCATGCGTTTCGCCTCGACGTATTGCCCAAAGATGCCGTTGTGCTGCAGCAAAATATCTGTTTTCAGCATCCTCCAACATCTTCCAGTTTTCACGTGAGTATTTGCTTTTCCCATATGTTAATGCGCGTGCCACTTCCTCAAGCGCATGTGGTGGTATTAGACTATAGTCAGGTTTTTCAGAATCGTATTTGACGCCTTGCATATGTGTTTCGTATAATACAAAACCGTAGCGGTGGATTTTCGCCCACCGCTACGGCTTCTTTTAACTTAATTAGGCATTCTTACGACCTTTGCTTGCCTTGGTAGGCTG